TAATAGACAACATTCTAATAATGAACTTATTGATGCTATTAATAGCGTATTGAGGTATGTAAATTTATCTCTTATCAATGTAGAAAGCTCTTATATTGCCAATAAGGTTAATATTAAACCAAATAATGGTGTAGCTAAATTACCTAGTGATTTTGGTAAGTTTGACAGTATTGAAGAAGATACTAATAAAACTTATGAAATTATGGGTAATAAAATCTATCTTGAAAATCCTACAACATTAAAATACTATCGTATTATTAATGAAGTAGAAGATGTAACAGATGAGATTGATTTACCAGCTGTATTGTTTGATATGTTTGTACGTTTCTCTACAATGTTATTAAGAAAAGAACCTGATAAAACAGGTGGTTCTGATGGCATGGCTAAACTAATTGCTGATGAAATCAAAAAGATGACAGCAAGTGATAGTAGCAGACCTATTGAACGACCTATGCAGTTCTATGTATAAGGAGCCGTAATGAAGGTAAAAGAAATGTTAATTTTAGCAAGACAACGCCTTGGCGATATGCAGAAAACATCATACTCTGATATTGAGTTGATTTACTGCTTGAATAATGCTATCGACCGCTTGTCTTATGAATTATACAACCAAAACGACCCAGAACTTACAAAGAAAATGACATTGAATGGTACGCAGGAAACTAAACGTCCTGATGATTTCATTGCATTTCAAGGTCAATTCCCTGTTGAATTTGAATACCGTACTGACGGTCCTATTATGAAACATCTTGACCCAGAGTTTGATGGGGAACTTGAAATTGTTTATTACGTAGCTATGCCTCACGTTAAAAGCTTGGAAGATGAAATTCCATTCAAGCGTGTCATGTTTAATAAACAATTATTGCAATTCTTGTTATATGAAGCTAAACCTTCTCTTGAAAAGGAAGGACAAAATAGCAATACTACACCAGCTGACCAAGGCTAGGAGGTAATATGACAGTAAAAGAATTAATGAATAAAGCGGCACTAAGAAACCGCTTATCTGATAGTATTGAAAGTGGGTACGATGACGATGAATTGATTGCATACTTTAATGATGCGATTGATTTTGTATGGCATGTGCTTATCGACAATAATTATTATGAGGTTATCGGTGATATTACTTTTACACAAAAGGAAACACCAACACCGTCAGATTGGTATAAAGCAACCAACCAAGCACCATTACTTTTAAAGAACAAAGGTAAAACAATTGAATGTTATGGTGAATTGCCATATACAGTTCGATACTACCGCAGACCTCAATTTGTATCTACGGTTAATGATGAATTGCCGTGGACAAACGAAGCATTCTCTAACATTCTTGCTCAATTGACTATCGTATTCGCAATGAGTAATCATGAATTCGATATGACGGTAGAACAAGACTTTGTGGAGGCTATTATTAATTATTTATAGGAGGATAAATGGATAAACAAAATAACTTACCATCTACCATAAATGGTGATGGTCGTAAATTTATCTCCTTGCTTAAAGGGTATTTAAACGATATTAAGGTTGCTTTAGAGGACCAAATTAGCGAAGTTACTAAAGTATGGAATGGTATAGCTGATAATCCAGACACCATTACAGAACAAATACAGAATATTACCATTGATGAAAAGAGTGTTAATGGTAATGTATCATTAATGTTACGTTGGGATTCAGTACCAATTAAACAATATGCTGGTGTCAGTATTGATGTTAAAGTCGGTGACTTTCATGATACTCCTGATATGTTTGCCAATAAAGAAGTATTCCAACATTATGACACTGGCAAAACTAACACCTTTACATTGCCAAATGCAGAAATTGGCAAAAAATATGAATTCGTCATTCGTGGTAGGGATATTCGTAATGCTTTGTCAGAAAAAGTCCATGCACCTGTAACATATTACTATGTTTCTGAAGAAACCCATATCCCTAAATCACCATACGAATTTACAGTAATTTTTGATAAACGTGGTGCTTATTGGTCATGGAAACAGCATCCACAAAATGACTACCAATGGACAGAATTACGTTTAGATGCAAATGTAGGAGAAGAACATAATCGGTTAGACTTAACTACTGGTTGGAATTCCACCTCTTTACCATATGCACGTGTCGGTACAGCCTACTTGTATAATAAAGGTGTTGGTAATTCTTATTCTGCTCCAACTACTTTAAATTATTCTAAATCTGTTCCTGCTGCTCCAACTCACATTAATGTTACGCCTGTATTTGAAGGTCTGTATATCACATTTGCAAGTATTCCAGAAGATTGTATAGGAGCTAAAATTTATATTAATAATGAAGAACATTTTGTGGCTGATAACAAGTTTAGTTTTAATTGTTCTACTGGTAACTACACTATCAAGATTTGCTACACTGATGTTTTTGGTAATGGCGAGTTATCTAGTCCAGTAACAACAAGTACAGTGGAAGAAATTCCACCAGATGCTGTACACATTACAGACAGAACAGTATTTGATAACGGTGTAATTGTCGCAAAATATATTGGTGATAAAGCAGTTGTTGGCACAAAGATTGCAGATGGTGCTATTACTACTGATAAGTTAGTAGCAAATGCTATTACAGGTGATAAAATTGCAGCTAATGCTATTACTTCAGATAAAATTAAAACTGGAGAAATTACAGCCGAGAAAATAGCTACTGGTTCTATCACTGGTGATAAACTTAAAGCTAATACAATTACAGGCGATAAAATTATTACAGGTAGTATTTCTGGTGATAAAATTGCAGCTAACAGTATTAGCGGTGATAAAATTCAAGCTGGTTCTATTGATACAAATAAACTTGCAGCTGGTGCAGTCGATGCAGATAAAATTCAAGCAGGTTCAATTTCTGGTGACAAATTAAATGTCAATAGTTTGTCTAGTATTAGTGCTAAGATTGGTACATTGAGAACAGCTACTACTGGTGCTAGAACAGAAATTAGGGATAATCTTATTGAAATTTATGATGAAAATAATCGCCTTAGAGTCAGAATGGGGGTGTGGGAGTAATGGAATTTGTTTATGGAATATTAATCGCAGTTATTGCCATCTTTGCTATTTATTATTATAGGAGGAAAAAGATGTTGCAAATTTATAATGCCGATGGCAGTTTATCTTACGACATTTCAAAAAATGGATTAAGAATTCTAGGTGTGTATACCTCGTCATACTTATATGGCAAAGTAACTATACCGATTAAAACAAAACCTTACGAAAAAGTCAGCGTGGTGGTTGGTAGTTCTGCTTATTCGGAACATTATGGCTCTGCAAAAGTAGTAATAGATAGTGTTACTGAATCTGCTGTCAACTGTACTATATACAGCACAGCAAGAGCAGGTCAAAGAAAACGCACAACAGAATTTGGTTATGTGAAAATTATAGTATTAGGGAGCATGTCATGAGTAAATATTTAGAGGTTAAAAATGATACTGGGGTAATTATTGATGATAACACTAAGATAAATACAATCATACCATATCAACCAACTCAAGATTCATACGAAATGGACGGTACAACATACGAATATAAAGGCATTACGGAGCTGAACGATATTGTTGGATATTATGGCATAGGTAGATTAATAACACTTGGACCTCACATGAAGCATACACAACATGATGGTGATATTTTAAGGGATAACGAAGCTATCTACATAAGAGAATTAGAATCTGATACGTTAAATTCATGGACATACGTTGGTGCTGCTTATCGCCCAAGTACACGTGATATAGATATGAAAATTACAGGTAATCTAACAAGACCTAACGGCATGAGAAAAACTCCTATGAGATATTTTGCCATAAAAGATGATAGCTCAACTGGTAATACTGGACTACAAGCATTTGATGAAAATGGGAAATTGATTTTTGATTCAAATAAGCACTATACAAGTGTTATTGATGTAATTAATTTTACCAATTTTAATGGTGATTATAATAAAGAATACAAATACGATGTTCCTATTATTATTATACCAGTATCCTTGTCTTCTTGGTTTCGAGTGCGTTGGTCGAAAGCTTCTGCTGGTGTACTTAACAGTTCTATCGTTAAAAAAACATTTATACAACAAACATCACCGTATAGTTTTAATATAGGTATTTTAGAAAAATCTTGTGATTTTGGTGCATTAAGAGATAATCAGTATGATACAAATGGTCAAGAAAATACAAGTATTCTAGTAATAGACGCTACATCTGTATTTTCCCAATTAGAAAAATAATGGAGGTTAGATGATTGAAATAATGCTGCCACCGCCAAGGGATAGCATTCTTTTCTATTTATATCATAGTACACCAGATAATGCTGTATATGATATTATTTTCTGTATTTTAGCCGTAACAATTCTATTATTGATAGATATTCTATTACGGTTTGTTATTGAACTTGTTGAATACAATAAAGCAGTTGGTAAAGAATGCACTACATGGAATATGTTTAAAGCATTATTCCTTGGTTGGGGGACTGTTACTCTCTCAAATGGGAAAACAAAGAGATTTTTAGTTAGTAAAGCGTTCCGTAAATCTTTATTTTCTAAGGTATCTTTTGAATATCCCATCTTCTTCACTCTCGCAGCTACAGCATGGTCATTACCTGATGTCCCTATTATGGGCTTTAGAATAGATGCACTATTATCAATGCTATTTATGTTAGCACCGATGTTGTGTGAAATTGTATCTATTATTGAAAAATTAAATGAATTAGACGCAGAAGCCTTTAAGTGGTTTAAAGAGTTGCGTAAATTTATCAAGGAAACCAAAGAGGTGATAAAATCTTGAAGCGTATTCTTGAAATGTTAATGTATGAGAATGGGGGTTTATCCCTAACTCGTACAATTTCTGTCTTGTTTGTATTGCTATTTATTGGTGTTACAATTTACTTAGTATTCTTTGACGCTAGATGGGACCACTACGAAACACTTGCTACTATGGCGGCAGGTGGTGGTCCTATGACACAAGTTGCTAATAAATTAATTAACTCTAAATATAATACAGCACAAGGTACTTACGAAGAAAGAAAAGGAGCTGAATAATGGCAAAGTTCAAATCTACTGTACCAGTATATGACATTACTGTTAATCAGGGCGACGACTATGCTTTACAAATGATTATCAGTGATAGCAAGAATACACCAATTGATATTACTGGTTATAAATTTGCTTGTAAAGTTAGAGAAACAGCAGAGAGCCAAGAAGTCATTGCAGAAGCAGAATGTGTAATTACTGATGCACAAAAAGGTGTATTAAATATTAACTTTTCTTCAGATGTAACTGGTAACATTGATACTGATGGTGAGTATTATGGAGAGACAAACTCTTACTATTATGATATTCAGCAAACTAATACAAATGGACGAAAAGAGCGTATTGTACAAGGTAAATTTATTGTAAGTCCCGGAATTTCTTTCCACTAGGAGGTATATATGGCTGATAAAATTATTAAAATTATACAAGCTTCTACTCCTAATATTACGATTAATCATACTCGTGATGGGAAAGATGGCAAAAATGGTAAAGATTTTAAATTTGAAGATTTCACTCCTGCACAATTGGAAAAATTAAAAGGTCCTAAAGGTGATAAGGGTGAAACTGGAGAAAGAGGTCCTGCTGGCAATATAGGTCCTCAAGGTCCAATCGGTCCAAAAGGTAATGATGGTCCGCAAGGTCCCCAAGGTATTCAAGGCTTAACAGGACCTAAAGGCTTACAGGGTGACGTAGGTCCAAAAGGTGAAACAGGCTCCCAAGGTCCTATTGGTCCTACTGGTTTAACTGGTCCTAAAGGCGATACAGGCGAACGTGGTCCTATTGGACCTAAAGGCGAGCAAGGTAACGTGGGTCCTGCTGGTCCTCAAGGATTGCAAGGTATCCAAGGTATTCGTGGTGAAGCGGGTCCTCAAGGTCCACGTGGCGTACAAGGTGAGCGTGGTCCTATTGGTCCAATCGGTCCTACTGGTCTACAAGGACCCAGAGGTGAAAGAGGGGAACCTTTCAAAATCAGCTCTATCCAACCATCAGTAGCTGTTATGAACAGCAAAATTGGTACATTTGCACCAAATAGTTTGGTTATGATACGTTCTAATGACGCTGATAACGGCAAGGTATTTGTCAAAACAGATACAGCTTTAGAATATTTAACAACTATGACTGGCGTAAAGGGTGATAAAGGTGATATTGGTCCCCAAGGTCCTATAGGTCCAACAGGTCCACAAGGTCCTAGAGGTGCAATAGGTCCACAAGGGTTACAAGGTAATGCAGGACCACAAGGACCACAAGGTATAGCAGGACCTAAAGGAGATGCAGGTGAAAGAGGACCTCAAGGTTTAACTGGTCCAGTAGGTCCTAATGGTCAAAAAGGTGATATAGGTCCAACAGGTCCAAAAGGTAGTGATGGTAAAAGTGCATATCAATCTTGGCTAGGTCTTGGTAATACAGGTACAGAAGCTGATTTTATTAAAAGTCTTAAAGGTTCAGAACCAACACTTTTCAAAAGTGCAGCTAATATTGTCAAGGTATTAGAAATTCCATTAGATAGCGGCGTAAACCAATGTCAGGGCTTCACATATAACGAAGAAGCAAATGCTTTTTATATTGCTTGTGTAAATAGTGACAATACTAAACAAGTGTTCTATAAATACAATGCTGATTTCTCTACTTTAATGTCCAAACAAACATTTACAGATAAAAATAGATTGGGTCATTGTAACACATTATGTTCTTATAACGGTAAAATTTATGTAACAAATGGTTCTGTAAATCCTAATCAAGTAGCAGTTATGAATGCTAATATGGCGATTGAAGGAACTGTAAATTTCCCTAATAAAGTCTTCAATCTAGCCTACGATAAAGCTTCAAACAAATTTGTTTCTATCTTATATACTGGCACAACAAAGCAACGTACTATTCAATATTATAATGAGAACAGAGTATTTATCAATACTAAAACAATGCCAATTATCTCTACAAGTCAAGATACAAATGGTGCGTTATATAACGGTCAAAGTATTGTATTTTCTGTTGGTGGCTATATTATTGAGAACATAGATGATAATGTTACTAATACAGAAGTAACATCCACATTGGAAATTGAAGATTTCGCTATCTATAATGGAGAAGTATATTTTACAGTAAACCGTAATGGTAAGGTTGAAGTATATAAACATAGTTCAAACACTAAATACTTTAATAATATCAACTATACTCCTCCAAGTGTGCCAGCATTAGCCAATAATGTTCCATTAACTGGTAAAGATACATCTGGTGTAGAATGGGGTTTAATCAAACTTAATAACGGTAATGGCGTAGAAGTTGGCAATAAAGATAAACCAATGGCTTTATCAGCGTCACGTATTACATGGTGGGATGGGGCAGCATCTCGTTCTATTTTAACAACTAAAGATTTTGATAATGCTTCTAAAACATTATATACCAAAAAAGAAACAGATGATACATTTATTTCTAAGGCTAAATACGAAGCAGATTTAACAGCCCTTAAAACAGCTCTTGATAAATTAAACCAATAGGAGGTTTTATGGATATTCAAAGTGTAATTGTAAGTGTTGAAGAACTCAATAAAACAAAAAAAGCGATTGCTGATGCAATTCGTGCTAAAGGTGTAAACTCAAAAGGTAGATTTTCTACTTTTGTAAATGAAATTAATTCCATTTCAGCTGGTGTGCCACAAGACTATTTAGATAACTTAGATACTGGTAATATATTTATCAAAAACAATCAAAATACACTAGAGCCTGTTGGTAATATTAGTGAAACGCATGAAGATATTAAAGAGAATGCGGTGAATGTATATTCTTTATATGATATTAACAACGTGCAAATTGCAGATGGTCCATATAAAGATAGAATTGACTATAATACAAATCAACGAATATTTAGTGTTATGGTTAATAATCAAGAATTTGGTCATGTGCCATATACAGTCTTGAGTGCTAGTATTACGCCACAACCAGCTGAAAATACAGACGGTAATGTGGTTGTTAAATATACAACAAAAGGACAAGAGCATACATTAACAATGCCAATTAAAGATATTTCAATGGTACAACCTAGCAATATATACTTGATGATGCAAACTCCATTAGACGAACATGTCGATGACACAAATTTCAAACAACATGTAAACGTCGAAGACTATATGCCAAGTTTAACTCACTTAAAAGGTGTGAGTGTTGAAATATGCGTATATCAATCTCGTCCAGAAATTTTTAATACACTCAATAATCTAGGTGTTTACAGTTCTATTAATGCGATGTTAATCTTACCAAAAGATGATGGCGATTTTGAATCTATACCAGTTAAACTTATCAAATCTCTAGCATCACAGACAATACCTTTACTTGAAGGATATAATGCTGCCGTGTTAGAATTAGAAGACAATAGATTAGTATTCCATTATTCTGATACAGCTGGTAGATTAAATCCTCAATGCATTGTTTCAACTGAAGACGGAGTTTATAGTACTGACACTACTATTTTAGACAAGATTAAACAGAATAAACAACGACCTAATTATATGATTGGTATTGCTATCCATCATGATGGCTCTCCTATCACTGAAGAAGAAGTGAAACAAATGGGTATATTCTAATGGCTCAAAAACGTGGTAAAACTAAAAAAATTGTTACCGTCAAATTAGATGATTTGACTGGTGGTATGAACATTGCCAAGTCTCCTGAATTTGTCAAAGATAATGAAGTTGTTCGCTTAGAAAATATGGAATTTGATGTAGTAGGTAGTAAATTAAGAACACGGAGGGGTTTAAGTACCCCTCTAGCTTCTTTTAATTCTCCTGTTGCTCATGTATATAATGATTACGAAATGAATGATTTCTTTGTATTTCTTAAAAACAAAGAAGTGTATCGTTATGAATTTGGCAAACAACCTATATTGATTGGTAAAATTAATGGGGATGCGGAACGCCCTTCTTGTTGTAAATGGAAAGGCTCTTTGTTAATCGCAAGTGGCTCTAAATTACAAGAATACAACTACCAAACACTTAAAGTAATTGAAGGTAGTCCTAATTGTGATATTGTCTTTACACGTTCATCTCGTGTAGTTGTCGCTAAAACAGGTTCTGATTTGTTAATTTATTCCGCTATTGGTGACGTAACCAGCTGGAATGAAAATAGTAATGATGCTTCTGCACGTAAAGATGTTAATGTTGGTTATGGTGATGGTGGAGACATTATTGCTGTAGCTGAATTAGCTTCTGATGTATTAGTATTTAAAAGCAATGGCTATATATATGATGTTCAAAATGAACCAGAAGAATGGTCTATTACTCTACTTGCTAATAATTCCGATGTTGTAAGTAGACACGCTTGTGATAATATTAACTCTGATATTGTATTCGTTTCCACTCGTGGTTTAAAATCTGTTAAAAGTTCTCAGGTATATGCTAACTTCAATGTGATGGATATTGGTGATAATATCAATCCAGAACTTAAAGAAAATGTTACTAAACCATTTATTTCCG